CGGCCTCTTGTTCTGCCACAACGTTAGCAGGTGTTTCTACTGGTTGTTCTGCTTCTTCCACTGGCTTTGTATTGGGGCCGTGAGTTCCTGGTTCCACGGGCCAAATAATCTCTTGCGGATCGCGTCCTGCAAACGTCTGGGGGATGTCACGCAGGATCTGCCGGTACACTGCCCATGCGTGTTGATCTACGGTGCAGCCTGGTGTCATTGTCCAGTCTGAAGCCGTTAGTGCAGCGTTACGTTTTGATAGGGCTTGATCCCAGGTGTAGGGCTTTACGTCGGGGTTGGGGAGGGGAGTATTGCCATCTTCTAACCACTGGAGGTAAATGGTGTAATCGCTGTTGGATTTATCGGCGGGGATCGATGCGCCATCAGCAAGGCGGAGGATGCAGTCGGAGGTAGTGAGTTGGTACATGATCAAAGCTCCGAAGAAGCATCAATGTAAGCGCTTGTATTATTGTCCGCCCTTAAAATGGCGCCACCCGCAGCCCAACCAGATCCTGAAATGTCAGCTGACCAGTGAGTAACAGAAGAGCGGTTTGCTGTAATAGTGGCCGCCCCTGACCCTCCCCCCGCAAGTATTTGCGTATTGGAAATAGATAACGTCGGTGTCGTTCGCATGATGGCTGGATTGTTAGTAACTACTACGCCAGCTGTTGACGAACTCGCCTGTCCTGCCGCAAAACCTGTATAATTATTAGCTGTTGCAGAGGATCTCCAGTAATACCTCTGACACAACGCCAATTCCGTACCATACGACCTTTGCTCAAACGTACTATTTACCAGTCCTAGCTCCAGCTGAACATTACCAATCGTCCATGTACCGCTAATCTGTGCACCAACGGTAAAGACAACCTCAATACCAGTCGTGGCAGCTGCGGGGATAGCAATGTTAGCAGTGTAACGAGTTACCGTGCTGGTAACTGTGAACGTACCAGTGGCAATTTGCGTTTTGGTCGGAGTTCCAACTGTACCAAACGTATCAGCTGTAGTGGCGTAATAAGCGGTCCAGGTTACCGTTGTTAAAAGGGAGTTAGCGAGATCAACGCCGAGAGTAACGTTACTGCCAGCAAGATCATAAGAATTGAGCTGTTCGATACGTTGGCCAACGCCAACAGCTGTGACAGAAGCCGCACCTGTGATCTGTAAGCGGTTTTTAACCGCACCAGAACCGGCAACTTGCGCTGCTGTGACGTTTGCACCTGTGGAGTAGACATACCAACGATCAACAGTAGGATAGCCGGTACTTACGGTTGGAACCGTAGTACCAGCAGTTACCGTATTGGAAGTTGCGCGTTGCGCAATCTGCATGCCGCCATTGATAAAACGGTTGCGATAAGGACCAACAACACCAAATACGTTAGTGTTCAGCTGGTTGGCATCAACTTGAGTAAGTGCCATTAGGTCTGCTGCAGGTAGCTAACAGTAATATCCAACGCAGTGCTGGTATCTGAGCTAGCACGGAGGGCATCGCTAGCAGTCATGATGATTTTACTACCAGAAATCATCTCAAGAGAGGAACCAGCAGGGACCGGTGCATTCTTGATTAGGTAAGTACCATTACTGATGCCGCCACTAGGAGCTAGGTAAAGGTTGGCGTTAGCACTACTCCCCGTTTTATTTGAAACCAACACACTCAGAACAATCAACGTGGCTGTACCCCCAGCCGTAACAACATCAAAAGTCGTGGCGGTATTTGCTTCATTGGTGCCGGTACTGGACTGAACCAGGCTTGATTTGATGCTTCGTGTGAATGTATTTGCCATGTCAGCCTAAAGCAACGATAAGGGCGAGGTTGTCAGAAGAAGTGAACGACCCTGCAATTGAAACATTACCTGTAATGGAGACGTTTCCAGGGATGGTAATAGCACCAGATGAATCTATTGTAAGCCCTGCCACACCATTAGTCACCAGTGCCAATGAATTTATAGCTGGGCTAATGATGCCAGTTCCTGGACTATTGGCAAATTTAATTGCACAACTGGACAGAGAACCGGAAGATAAGTTAATGTTTGAACAGTCTTCACGCAGCAAAGGATAACCACCTTTTAAGATGGCATCATTAACTACAACCGTATTTTTTGTAGTATCGACAACAACTTCACCGACAGCTCCCGTGAAGCCGGCGATGTCAGAAGTCGTGCCCCTACGGAATTGTACTTGTGTTGACATAATACTATCCTAACGCAATTGCAATCGCAGTAGCAAAATCCTGCGAGGCCAATGTTGCTGTTTCATCTGGTAACGTTAAAGTGCGATTAGTAGTTAGAGTTGTTGGGGTCAACGTAGTGGCATAACTGCTACTGCCACCGGCGCGGCCGTTAAGTATAATTCCATCTTGAGTAGATGTTTGCCTAAAAGCTTGGCCAGTTGTATTTGTAAATGTGTTAGCACCAGTAAAAGCATTGTTCACTCCTAAATAAGCGACTGTACCCCCTGCACCAAAGGTAATAGTTGACCCATCAGTGCCCGCAAATGTAAGGGTATTTGATGCGGTTAAAGTTTTGCCATCTGTAATAGTTAACGTGGAACCCGTGGTCGGAGCAGTAATTGCAACTTTATTAATACTTGTAGCGGATGCCACACCAAGAGAAGGTGTTGTTAGCGAAGGGGACGTGGAAAATACAACAGATCCTGTACCTGTTTCATCGCTTAAAACACCTGCCAGCTGAGCTGAAGTTGTCGAAGCAAAAAATGATAGGTTATTTGCACTTAATGCAACCGTACCTGTAGCATCTTGAAGCGTTACTGTCCGGGTAGCTGTAGGATTGGTTACAACAACTTTTGTAGTATTTGCTGTAGCGGTGGTTCCTTGAAATACAAGGGCACTAGCAGTTCCGTCAAGATATAGGGAGTTTGCTGCACCTAACGTCCCACCGTAAAGTGTAGTTGCGGTAAGAGATGTGAGACCTGCAATAGTATTGGTGCTGCCCCCAAGTGCAATTGAGGTGCTACCAATCTGTACGTTAGAGTTTGCTAACTGGCTATTTGGTATTGCGCTGGTACCAAAAATACCTGTGCTGGAACTGTAAGTTAAACCAGAACCTACAGCAACGCTGAGGCTTCCACGAATATTGGCATCAGTAACAACAGCAAAATCGTAATTACCAGTCGAGTTGCTGTAAGTAAGCGTGCCATATCCCGTACCTGTTGTAGAAGCGGAGTGAACTCCTCTGATGTTTGCCGCTGTAACAACACTATAAGTGATTGCTCCAGTACCGCTATTGTAACTAAGACTGCCAAAACCTGTACCGCTATTAGCAACAGAGATTGAATTGAGTAGTGCAACGGTACCGCTTGCATCGGGTAGGGTAATTGTTCTGCCGGTAGATAACGTAGAAAGTGTGGCCGATAAGACTGTTGTATAAGTTGGGGCGACATAGGGCGTTGTATTGAATGAGACCCCAGCAGAATTAATAAGTGTACTTGCATTTGCAACAGGGCTTCCCCCCGAAAAAGTACCTCCTGAAACAAAACCAGCACTGATTTGATTAGAATTAAAGTCAGCAAGGCCTAAAATTGTAGACGCACTTCCGCCCAGAGCTAAAGGGCTACCTGTACCATATTGAACAGTATAATTAGCAAGCTGAGAGTTGGGTATTGCACTGGTACCAAACTGCCCAGTTGAACTGCTGTACGTCAGGCCAGAACCTGATGCAACGCTTAAGCTGCCGCGAATATTGGCATCGGTAACAACGGTATAGGTGAATAGTCCTGTTGAAGTGTTGTACGCCAGGGATCCATATCCTGTGCCACTATTACTTACTGAAAGGGCACCAAATACTCTTGCGGGAGTGTAATAAAGATTAGTGCCCTCAAGAAGATCAGTTGTTGTATTGCCAGCAAAATCTAACTTATCTGTTGGAGTATTAACTTCCTGGAACAGACCGCTGACCAGGGCAAGAGGTTTTCTAGTTGCCATGGTTAACTCAATTTAATGGGAGTAGTAAGTTGAATTGATAACTTGGTTGCTGTTACCGCTTGCCCAACGTAAGTGACGTACTTACCCGCTCCGCTGGGAGGTGTTGTTGTAATTGCGCCAGTAGTGCTAGCAGAGAGGTAATAATGACTGCCGACACTTAACCCTGAAGTGGGCAAAGTACCTGCAACAAGAATTTGAATTTGATTACCACTTGTTTGTGTTTGGTTAGCAAATCCAGCAACATGCGCTATGTCTTCTGTACTGTTTGCAATTGCCGGATACGCAAAACCTGTAGAGTGATTTAGATAAACTGGTTGACCTTGGGTAATCGTGACACCAGCAGTAGCGCTAAACCCTACTTCTGGGGCAACAAAAACCGGGAAGCCCTCCTTGAGGTCAATGATGGCATCAACAAGGCCGCGATAATTTGGAGCGTAAGGTTCGCGGGTCATTGCAAATCCATTGCCTGACATCAAGTCAACGAGTGCTTGAATTGCACCTACAATATTGGGGTCGTAGGTTGCCGTCACACCGTCACTTCTTTCTAGGTTTATTCTAAGTTGTTGAATCCATTAGAATAGTAATAGCTTATTGAGTTTAACGTGGGCCTGGACATCATTTTTGCAGCTGCCTCCGGGGCCGTCGGTGCATTTACCGGTATTACCAAAGCGTTCGCAGGCTTTCAAAATAAAATTGATCGCCGTTTGGAACGCATTGAAGATGATTTGGATACCCTAGAGGATCGCGTCATCCGTGATTATGTTCTAAAAGAAGACTTTCGGCGTGAAATGGAATCAGTACATAAAAAACTTGATCGTATCTTGGATTATCTAATACGAACCGGGGGCCTAACTAATTAGGTGGGCAACCAAGACGTTGTTGTTGCATCATAAATATACATTTTGCTCAAAGTTTTGTCGTAATGGAGTTGCCCATCAGTTGGGTTTGATGGTTTCCCTGCAAAAATAGAGGCTACTGCTTTGTTAGTTTGCCACGCAGATCCATCGTAAAGTTTAAATATTTGAGTGCTTGATGTATCTAGCCAGGATTCCCCCTTGGAAAGGCTTGCATAGCCCGTTGGCAGGTTGTTTGGTGCTGTATTGCCAATGGCGGTTGGACCGACCTTGATGAGCTTTGTACTCGGTGCTGCGGTATTATCGGCAAAATAAAGACCAGGGTCTCCAGGATTAAAATTGACTGCAAGCTCAGCTGCTCCTAGCCGAATTGGTAGGGGGCGATCGTAAAGAAGCGAGGAGCGGCGATTAAGGATTTGCTCAGTCATGACAAAATGTTACTAATCGTAGGTACCGCAATCAATTACGGTTGGCTGCAAGGTAAGAGGATTATAGGTACCGCAATCTATTGTACTCATTGCAACAGCAATTCCAGTACCTGCACCAGAACTTGTGGCCTGGAATTCAACATTTAGCGTATTAGAAGCTGCCCCAATAGACGTGAAATCGGTTGTTCCGAGTGTGGTTACTACATACCAGGATCCCAGCACAAAAGAACCCGCTGAAACAAAATTATTTAAAAGGTCAGTGGGTACACCATTAAGATATTGGCCGGCATCAATCAAGCCAAATTGATAATCTGCCGTGTAGTTGATCAGCGGTTGGTCCAAGAATCCGAACTTAGTGCTAACAATTAGCGTTGGATTTAGATTTACTGCTTTACTGACAACAGAGATCATCCGTTGCGTGCTATTTTGCAAGCTTCCATTTGAGCTAACAATATCTCCATTTGCATTTCGTTGGACATTATCTGTTAACAATGAAGTGAGGATATATGGTTGATAATTACCCGTTGATTGTGGCTGGTTTTTAAAGTCAGAAATCGTTGCAGCGCCTAGCCAATTCTTACCCATTCTCATCATGGCAAGGCGTTCAGCACCTTGTTGCAAGCTTGAGTGCTCTTTCTTTAGATTTGCATAGAATAAATCTGCGCCATCCCCAATAGGGTGATCGGTTGGTTCTTTCAACCAGATTGCAACGTAATCATGTTCTTTAATATTCTCTACGTTGCAATACCCTGAAGTGGTTTGTTTATATGGATAAATAATTACAAAATTATTTGCGTCAATAACTTGGCTGATTGTATACTGACCATCCAAAACTGAACCGCTAGTCACATTAATCTGCACTTTTGTATTAACGCTTAAACCATGGTTTTCCGCATTAATTGTTACCCCGGTAGTCCCATCCTGAGTGTAACGACTTCGAATACTAAAAACAGCATTTCCCTCTTCGTGTTTTAAAGAGAACAAAGAAGCATAGATATGCTTGCACCAGCGGAGTTGATAATATTGCAACGCTGTATAGCAGCTAGTTTTTTTGTCGCCGTAATCAGGCAATTGATAAAAATTATTACTGGTTACGTATCCAAGATCGCCAAAAACTCCAACATTTTCTCGGATTTCCGATATTGTCCCATCTTTATTTAGTGTAGTTCCTGGCTTAACAGAAGTTATTGCTGTTGATGGGAATTTATCGCGTTGGGAGCTATCATATAAATTGTAAGATTCTCTTCTTGTGTAGTCGGGGCATGTGCATTGGTAGCGCAGCTCCGTTGTTAAAAAGCGCCCTACTGCAAAACCCCTGTGAGCAGGAACAACGATCTCGGTAGCATTGTCCGTTGTTTTAGCCCCATAGCTATCTGCACGTTGGAATACTAATTCATTGTTAGTCGCGTCAATCCCTTTTACCGTATACCCCGCGTAATCAGTATAATCAAATTTTTGAATCAAGCGGTATACAGTAGCGGAACCACTTATAGTACCGCTTTCAATTGTGGTTATGTTGAAAACGGTACTTGAAGTTACGGTAATTGCATATAAACCTGACACTACCAATCCAGTGGCAACATTTAAATTTACTTCATTACCAGTGGCTAGACCGTGCGGTGCTGAGCACGTCACCGTAACAATACTTCCAGATCGAGAATAAGTTGCAGGTACACCCGGATCCAACTCACTGACCCTATCCGTAAAACGCTCTCCAATAAGAGAACTGCTAATTGTCGGCAAATAGCGTAATTTTGTTCTTATTTCAGTCCAGCGATCATCGGAAAATACGGTAGATAGAGCCACCGCAACGTTGCCTACTGCATTTATATTTGTTGATGCAGTACAAGTAAATGTATCGTTTGTTTTTGAAATTATTGTAAGCGTTTCCGTTATTGCTGCCCCACTAAGTACGGAAAGGTAAACATTGTCATTTAGTTGATAACCGTGGTTAACGTATGAAATTGTAATGCTTTTGCCTACTTGTGAGTAAGGAACTGTTGCAAAATTTCCTAAATACCGCACGCCAAGAATAGAAAGCCCAAAATTGTAGAAATTAAATGCGTTTGCATCGCGCATTGCTACAATGTGTTCACCAGTTTCTACCGAAGAGCTGGGGTAAGTAAAAATTCTTGCCGGAATAAAAATCCCCGGATATTGTTGAAATGCACAATAAGAACGATAATCACCAACAGAAGAGCGGTTCCCTGCTGAAGAGCCGAACACACTCTGCATAGTCGTGTAGATTTCATATCCACGCCGCCAACGTGCCCACAGAGAATCCCTATCATAAAAACGAATACGGCTTTTGAATTCGTCTTTTTTAGGAGTAAATTTAAAAGGATTATCTGTTGGCTCGCTATGGCTTAAACCTGCAATTTTGTCTGCCGGTGAATTAAATCCTTTTGTTATGCTGGCGCCAAAATTTCCGGTAAAACCGTTAAACTGTGCCATAACAATATATCAATAGTATCCACCCTGCAGATTTACATAGAAACCATTGGAAAGAGCGGTACTTCCCCCGACTGAAACATAAAGCGAAGAACCGTTACCAATCAACAATCCGCGCATCTTTGGGGCAACAGTGCTATTTGCCCCATTAAAGTTAGACCCCGCATGAACAACTGGTTGATTAATTAGAGGAAGAATTTCACCAATCGTCAAGCTATAAGTAGTATTGTCTGCAGTGCTAGGAATACTAACTACAAACAAAGGAAGGAATTGCGTAGTGCTGGTAATACTGCTAGTATTCACCAAATAAAAACAAAAGTCCGTGGGGGGGACATAGGTAAGATTACCGGATCCCGCTACGGTAGACTTAGATGCGCCCGAAAATGTGGTAGGCGTTACAGCATTGACGGTAATTATTTCACTGTCAATACCAGTATTTCCAGTCAAATAATCTAAAGGAACTTGCTGACCAAGTTGAACGTTGTGATTGTTGTAAGTTACAGTTGCAGTAGCACTATTTACATTAGATGCCGTAATTGCTACAGCGGGGAATGAAGTAGAAGAAATAGACGTAGCGGGATATGTGGTAGCGCTAATTGTAGTTGGAGATACACCATTGATCGCCGTTGAGGCGACTGTTTGAGAAGTGCTAATAGTATAGGTGCCTGCCCCACCGGTGCCCGTGCCTAGAGCTGTAATTGTGGTGCCATATACAACGTTACTACCTGTGAGAACCATGCCTACCGTATAGGTTCCAGTAACGGTGCCGCCGACCGTCAGTGTAGTGGTAGCAATCGAAGATGCAGTGGAAGTTGCACTGGGGAAGTTTTGTGAATAATTGACTGTATAAGTACCTGCGCCGCCCGTGGATGCTGCGTTGATCGCTGTTGATGCTACGGTTTGGGAAACACTGACAGTATAAGTGCCCGTCCCTCCAGTGCCTGTTAGGGTTGCTGTAATTGTCGTACCGTTTGTTACACCTGAGCCTGAAATAGTCTGACCAACTGCAAATGATCCAGTAACGGTACCGCCAACAGTTAGCGTGGTCCCCGAAATGGAAGAAGCAGTTGAAGTAGCCGTCCCAAGTGCAGTAATAACGGTGCCGGATAATACGTTATTTCCCGATAATGTTTGGCCTACAGCAAACGTGCCGGTGAGAGTGCCCCCCACAAGAAGGGTTGTACCCGTGATGCTGCTTGAAGTGCCACTAGCCGTAGAAATGGGTAATGCAGATGTGTTGATAGCAGTGGAAGCTACCGTCTGAGAGTTGTTAACTGTGTACGTACCCCCACCGCCTGTACCTGTACCAAAGGCAGTAATGATAGTTCCCGCAGTAATGCCACTACCAGCTAGTGTTTGACCAACAGCAAAAGTTCCCGTAACATTGCCCCCAACGGTTAAAGTAGTCCCAGAAATAGTTGATGCAGTTGATGTACCTGCACCAATTGAAGAGAAAGCTGGGCTAATAGTGTAGGTTCCGGCTCCGCCTGATCCAGAACCTAACGCCGTAATAGTGGTATTGGCGGGAATGTAATTTCCTGAAATTGTTTGATTAACGGCAAAGGTACCACTTACAACGCCCCCTACGGTCAATGTTGTACCTGAAATGGTAGATCCCGTAGAGGTGCCGGATGTCAAAGCTGCGCCGGCAGGGCTAATCGTATAAGTGCCCGCGCCCCCTGTTGCAGTTCCAAAACCTGTAATTACAGTACCGGATGTAATGTTTGTGCCAGAAATAACTTGACCTAGAGCAAATGTACCGCTTATCGTGCCCCCAACTGTCATGGTGGCACCTGCAAAAGTTACTGATGAGGCAGTAGCTACAGTTGAACCCACACCAGAAATGGTAGTTGTGTAAGGTGCGGTAATGCCTGTAGAGGGTGCAAAGTAAGTGTTAGCAAATTGACTATATTGGAACCAAATTTCATCAATATATGCGCCACTAATTGAGTTATCGGTTCCCGCAGTATTGACATCAATAACCTGAGTTGCGTTACCTACAGAAGTTGGAATTAGGCTGGTAGCAAAAGATTGCCCGGATGCAACCGTCACCAACGTGCTTTTCAGCACGGGGCGATCGATCATCATCGGCTGCCGATTTACTGAGGTAGAACTGATACCCTATGTCACCCTGTCTTATGGTAAGATTCGACAGGGGCCTCCGAAACACTCCCCTTATTTTACAGCCATGTCACCTACCCGTCTTTCAGCAAACTGCGAAATTTGTGGACAATTTTTTACACGCGCCAAATCCGAGATGATTCGTTGCCTAAAATCCTCTTCGCGCATAACCTGTATTAATTGCCGTGCAACAACACATGGGCACTCCAAAACAGCGGAGTATGTGAGCTGGGGTGCTATGAAACAAAGGTGTAATAACAAAAATTTTAAAAATTACCACCGTTATGGGGGGCGTGGAATTACCTATCAAGAAAGTTGGGACAGATTTGAGGATTTTTTTGCAGACATGGGAAAAATGCCTATGCCAAAAATGGAAATAGATCGGATTAATAATGATGGTAACTACACCAAAGAGAATTGTCGATGGGCAACACGTAAAGAGCAAGCACGTAATCGTGGTGGCAAAAATGCCACAAGGCTTTATACTTTTGATGGAAAAACAATGTGCGTTGCAGATTGGGCGCAAGAAATTGGTATTTCGCGGCAATCTTTGCTAAAACGTTTAAACAAAGGATGGCCGCTGGAAATTGCTCTTAGCCCTGAGAGACATGATGGCGGGGATCGATCTAAGCATGTGACACCCACTGAAAGCCCTACAAAGGGTAAAACAGTGCGCAATAAAAATGCCAAATATATTACTATTGATGGCGTTACAAAAACCTATCGAGAATGGGAAATTGAAAAAAACTTAAGCAAGGGGCTTATTTCTAAGCGTTTGAGCCAGGGGTGTACGCCTTACGAAGCCGTTACAAATCCCATAAGAAAGCAATAGTCTTTATTTCTTCTTGTTCTTCTCTTCCAACTTAAGGCGAGCTTTCTTCACTGCCTCCTTACGCTTCTCCTTATCGCTCTCCGTAGGCTCTTCAGCTTCACTGCCCTTGCTTTCCCCAGCTTTCTTCTTGAAGTGGGCGAGCAGTTCAGGTGGCATGCGAGAAGCCATTGCTTAAAACGATTAGACGTAGATTCAATTATTCTAATGCAGTTACTTAAAGGAGTGTCTGCTCGGCGGCCCCAATATCCATCATGCCGGGGCCAGCATCAGGCAGAAGTGGTGTGTAGTCACCAAATAAGGTGCCTGGGCTGAAACCATGGGAGACCTGTTGTTCTCCCACACCCAAATATTGCCCCAGGTTTTCTCCGGCCATTCTATTGCGGTGTTCAGGTCGGCGTGACTTGGATCCCGAAAACGATGAGCGTATTTCTCCAGAGCGTGTATGCGCCATCTCAACCTGCTGCCGAAGATTGCGTATATTTATTTCTTGGTCCTTGGTCTTTCATACCAAAAGCATCTCCAGCCATGCGTGAGATATCTTCTACGTTAGTCGCACTCATATTCGAAGAAGCAAGCTGAGCCACCTGGCGTTGGGCTTCTGGTACTGGTAATGCAGAAGCAATATCCATGATGTCACTTTTTGAATTAGCGGATCCGGTTCCTTGTGATTGCCCCATCGTATTAATTAAAAGAGTTTGGCTGGTATCAGTATAAATCCCCTGTCAATCAAAAATATTGACCGACACCACCGCCCCCAAAATAGTTGCCTTTGCTGCCTCCCATAATTGCATCCACTATCGGGTTTGCTGTTGTTGCCTGTTGATTGCTTGCATTAGTTACCGTGGAATAACCAAATGGAGTAACTGAAGATGCTGGCGGTTCTCCAAAATAATTACCGAATCCAGATGGATAAAGTGAGGACTTAATGGTATCCGCGAATAACTTTAATTGGGCTCTGGCGGCGTCATCAGGTACGGGAGGGGGCGCGGTCGGGCCGCCGGGTACTGGGGGAGGAGCTGTAGGGCCAGTTGCGTTACTCGGAATGGCGCCACCCATTATTGCCTGTGCTTGCTTATAGGATGCCCCACCAGGTTGAAATCCTGGCAAAGAACTTGCTACGGAAGTACCAAAAGAATCTTTGGCTGTCAAAGAAACGCCTGGGTTACCACCCAATATTGTTGCATAAAGTTTTGCCACACCCATGCCAGGTTTATATCCTCTTCCCGTTAAATAACTTTCAACCGCCGGCATCTGAGCAGCAATTGAGTAGGTATTTATTTGTTTTGGGTCAAGATATTGTTTTTGCTCACTTGGCCCAAATTGAATAAGCCCATAATAATTTCCACCTGCCCCGCCATGTACATTGGGACGAAAACCAGATTCTTGATTTATGACTGCACCCAATTGATAGGGATCTACACCCAATCTCTGTGCAGAATCAAAGATTGCTTGCCGATCTGCCTGCTGTAATGTGCCAATGTTTGGTGCCATGATTACCTAAGTTCCTCCATAAAACGGATACGGGTGCCAATTGATACATCAGCAGGGCCCGGCAAGGCCTGAATAAATTCAGCACCTTCCCGGTCAAAACGATACCTTGCTTGCTCTGGATTTCGATAATTCGGTACATATAAATGCAACGCCAGGCGATCAGTTTCGAACAGGTAAATCCCAATCCAAGTTTTTAACGTTTCTTTGAAATCCGTGGTGCTGATTGTCCTTGTAACGTCACCGGCAATATTCTCCAACCGCCCTTTAGGAACTTCTGTGTTGTTGACGCTGCCCGTCATGTCGGTGCGCTTTTCTGCCTCGTCGCACCGACCAATCTGCTCTACGATTTTGCTGTACCAAAAAGAATCTTGGATATTGTTCAACGCTTCCGCCAGCCTTGCTTGGTCACCAGCAGGCACCGAGGTCAAGTTATAACCTAGGTGCCAACGGACTTTTGACTGGTAGAAGGTATCAAGTTGCATTATTCAACGCGAACTAAGTTCTCTTTGATAATCTCATCCCAGTCTACTCGCTTGATGCTTTTGAGTTGATCTAAGCGAACAAATTTCTCCCCAGGCATGGAGGTTTGCAGGTCTTTAATATCCCTTGCGGTTTTCAACCCAACTCCAGGTAGCGTATCCGCAATCTGCCGAGCACTAGCAGTGTTGATGTTCAAACGAGTATCAAGGGGAAAGGTTTCTTTATTAGATGGCTCCGGGGGATTCACGCCATCTTCTTTCAAAACTTCACGCAACCTTTCAGTATTACGATCCTTTTCAACAGTTGCTGAAAGATGCGGGACGAGGTCCTCTTTTTCAAGATAATGAACCTCGTCCTGCGAATCAACACACATGACGATCCCGTCACCATAGTCCGAAAGAACTTCAACGAGACCGCCCGTCAGTTTGTACTGGTAAAGCATTTAAGGATTGAATGCAACTACCAGTACATTAACTGACTTAACCTTTATCAGCCGTTCACGCCGGCACCGTCATCACCCCCAATCTGAGACTTGAAGTCGATGAAGCCCTGGATGTCGGTCCAGCTGGCTGCATCGGCAGGACGCAGATAGTTGATGCGGCACACAATGTAACCGGTTTTGTTGGCGGTTACGTTGGCAGCACTGATGCTAACGCCTGAACCGTTGGCGGTCGTGGCGGCAGCAGTCAGAACGCTATACACACCAAAGGTGGTATCAGCGGTGACCTTGTAGAACATCGAGCTATAAAGGTTAGCTGCGGTGATACCACCAGAGGTCACAGAGCTGGCGAAAGGCAGTGAGCCGGCAGTGGCGTTACCGTTAGACAGAGCAAAAGTACCCTGGGTCAGGGCGCTAGAGGCAACAGTCATGTAGGCAACCGCGTTACCGATACCAGCAGCCAGGTTGGCGGTAGTAACACCAGCGGGGACGCCGGAGTTATCAGGGCCAAACAGCAGCAGGTCGTTAGTGGTGCCGACGAGGTCAGCGGTCACAGGAACGCCAGGGAAGCCAGGCAGGGCGCCAGTACCATAGCCAGAGCCGGAAGGAATGTCCTGGGCAATAGCGATAGAAGCACCATAGATGTACGAAGGCTGGCTGCTGGAAGCAGGAACAGTGATCGCACTCAGGTTGTCACGCACCCGGTCATCGGTACGACGATCGGGTGAAGGCACGGTAATGGTCGTGAAAGTCTTGGCTGCCGTGCTGCTTGAGATGGGCACGTAACCAATGATTTCATAGGCCTCAATACCAGGCCAACCAAAGACACCTTCGTTGTTGTAGCCAGACAGGCGGTTAACCTGATCGCCGGGATAAAGTACGGCGCCAGCATTAGTTTTGTAAAGAGCCATGAGTTAGTTACCTCCTATCAAACGATGGTGAATGCGACGGTGCAGAAGTCCTTGTTCAGGTTAGCAAAACCGGCGTACAGCTGCCAAATCAGGATGATAAAGCGGCTGAAGTCGTCGTTGTTGTTAATGAGGACTTGAGCATTGGGGCCACCAATACCGATACCAACAGCCTGGGGACCGAAGAACAGGCCAGGAGGAGTGGTGTGGGTCGTGGAACCACCACCATCGTTGATGTCGCAAGTGACAGTCAGGTTGGTGAAGTTGGTCGATTCGAAGAAACGCACACCTTCAAACACAAAGCCGGAGGGCATGATCGGTTCGCCAGCCACGAAAGCAGCTTGGCCGTACTGACCACCACCATAGATGGCTTGGTTAGGACCAGCGGAACCCATCAGGGGGTTGCCTTGACCCATGCCAGGATAACGTGCAACTTCACGGAAGCCTTGGTCAGCACGCAGATCCTTCATGAAGGAGGGATCAGCAATACAACGGTAGTAACCATCTTGGAAGACGGGGACGTTACGCTTACGCAGACCCTTGACAACTTCCAGAAGGTCGCTCTTCACGTTAAACTTGTAACGCTCAGAAGCATACTCGGTAGCAGTATAGGTGCTAACGGTACCACTGGTGTTGGTGTGGTTGTTGGGGTAGTAGTAACCACCTTGGCTGTCGGAAGCTTGGCCACGTGAGAAGGACTTATAAAGTTCGTCCAGCAGCACGCGATCACGCCAGCGGCGGTAGTCATCCAACAGGGTCAGCGAACCGATGGACTGGTGGAACATGTTAAGGTTCCCGGTGTCCAGCAGCAAGCGCTGAGCGGTCATCAGCGTTTCCCGAGCAATCTTGAAGGTGCTGGGAGCGTTGGCATTGTTCGGGTCGGCAGGGCCGGTGTACTCACGGAGAGACACCAGAACCTTATCCTTCACAATGGAACGGCTGTTAGCGGTACCAATGGTCTGGTCCTGGGTACGCTCACGGTTGGCCTTGGTACCGGGGTTGCCCCAGAAGCGGTACCGGTCCAGCTGAACGGTTTGACCAGGCTGTTTGGTGAAATCATGAACAACGACGGGCTCAGCCGCCATTTCCACGATGTAAGCCGGATGGGGGCGGTACAGTTCCGCACCCAACAGCTTCGGGAAATCATTATCAATGAACATGTTGGTTATTCAGCGTAAGGGTTTAGCTGACACCAGGAAGAAGATTCCTGGGTTGATGGCAATAAAAAACTGCCACCAGAAACCTGGAACTTCTGTCCCATTAAGTAAAATTATAGCAACTACTTACTTAGGCCTGTTAATAAGGAAATCAGAAACCGCCGATCACGTTGCCGGGGTTATAGGTATTCGGATTGACGCGACCCATCATGTGGAAAGGGTTAACGGCACCATCTGCAGGCTGTAGATCTGCAACCTGATTGATGCCAATACCGCCAGTCTCCGGGGTCATCCCTGTACTGTGTTGCATACCATGCTGAAGTGCGGCTGCGACAGCAGGATGAATCGCCGCCGCTGCTGCAGTCGGGGTTGAAGGCTTCTTCCTGGCAGGTTTCTTGCCGGAAGCAACCTGTGCTTTACTTTTTGCAGCCCTTGCTTTGGCGGTATCCATCAGCGGCCTCCACGTGCAGCCATTTGTTGTTGCATCATCATTTGCTGTTGCATTTGGGTGACAGGCAGGTTGCCACGATAAGGCATGGCGCCAGTCAACATATGCTGTTCATTCCCCAGCATGGCGTCCTGCACAACTTCAGCGCGGCGCACATAGTTGTTGGAAAGAAGACCCATCGGACCCAGGGGTGAACCAGGCAGATTGAGGTGGAG